GCAAAAAAGAGAAAAAGGATCTTGACGCACATAGGTGCGCGGGGAGAAACTTTCAAACCGTGGCAAATTTGCACCCTTGTTCTAACATACATCATGTCAGGACAATTGAACATTCGTTCAACCGCTCATCTTGAGCAACAAGCCGTGGCACCGGATCAATATCGTGCCGGCGCTGTGGCTGGTCTTTGCAGTTACAGTGTCCCAACTCCAAACATCACACGCCGTGTGCACTACAACGCAGGTGTGTCAACAGTCGAATCTGGCGCAGGCAGCGCCGACAAATTAGAGTCGTTCTACCACCACCGGATTCCAAGGGATGTGGCGCTGACGTCACTGCGCGCCGGAACAATTAAGCATGATGTGGTGACATTTGATGTGAGTGAGCGGGGACCGACGCAGCCCCTCACCAACCAGATTGTCAATGTCACGTACAAGCAGCAATACAATTTCATCGACGTGGGCGTGAGCGCAGCTATAGTCAGAACTGAGCTCCAGTTCTTCCCCGTCCGCCCACCAGTTGATAACACGAAGCTGAACCTACTTAAGAATGCGCTGACTGTGCATGAAGTGGTGAAGCCTCTCAAACTACAACTTCCCAAGCTGGTAGCGCAATCGCACGCGTCGCCAGGCGCACAGTTATACAGTGATTTCGAGCCATTGCGGCGCGCGATCGCGAACCAGGCCATAAATGATGATTATGGCATGAGGTTGTCACACATGGCACGCATTGTGCTACACTCGTTCACCGCACAAGCAGCCGGTTTATCACACTCGGCTTCAGATGTCGTGTCGACAGTTGATGTCAGGACGATGTTTGTGGCAGAAACGTACCAGATGAGCGCCGCCGAGTTGCAGCAGCGGGCGTTCGTGTATGTGGATGATGACATTAGTGAAGAATACTGGGCCTTCTTGGCGATGGCAATGCTGGGCATAAACACTAATGTGGGTAATACGCGCACCGTATACTCGAGGCTAGTGTCGGTGTCAGAGTTACGCGGCGGTCAACAGCTATACTACGTGATGAAAAGCGGGGAGAACACACCGGCCAATATCAGCCAAAATGCTTGCGCGTCGGTGTTGAACAACCCCGAGAAATGCCTCTCATTCTATAACGCCTATGCGCAATCATTAGGTTTAGCACAAGAGGCGTCATCAGTCCTACGCCAAGTTGCGGTGATGCCATTCATGTTCACTAAGAACGCTACATTACCGTACAAAGCACGCGAGAACCCCAAAGCTGACGCATACGTGTACTTGCTCCGTGAGACTGCTGAGGACATCCGATTGATGTACAACAGCGTTGAGACTCTGGTGTATCAAGCCCCAATTATCGCGGGCGCCGTCAAGGCAGGTGTGGCAGCGATATCTATGTCGTACCGTGTCAAGAACTCTCTAAATGTGCCCTCCATACTCGCAGCTATCAAAGAGATCCTCGCTGATCCTAGTTCCTGCAGGAGCACAATGTCAGCGGTGTTGTGCTCATACGGTGGTATCACGGCCGACTTGGAGTGGCTGTTACCATTCACAGAAGGGGTGGATATAGCCATGGATGCATGCGTGCGCGCTTACAGAGATTGCGGGTGGCTTATCACCACCTACAACGACTTGTCGTGCCTGGGTGCTTATGCTCCAGCATTTAGCACAGGTGTGGATATGCGCAACGCGCAATTTGGTTACGACGTAGCGAGCAGACCGTATCTCGAATCACTGATCGCGCTGTCGACTCAAGGTTTACCATGGACGTTCGAAAACGAATCTTTGGATGGACCAACACTGCAACGTGCTGCTAGGGACGTGGTGCACTGGGAGGCCGTAATTCAATGGGATGCTTACTCACCCGGCGAAGGCGTAAGCGTGGCCCACATAACACCAACCCCCGTCTCGCCAAAACAGGCCCGGCCTTTCGAGACAGAGCCAAACGCTCATCTGAGCGAACGGTGGCAAAAATCGAAGCGCACGCTGAGCGGTAACGGCCTCAAAGCATTGACGCTGAGTCCACCATCAGCTGCAGCACGCAGCGAAGCAACGAAAACGGCAACAGTAGCTGAAACCCTGCGCACACACACGCGCTCGATGTCAGTTAAGCCCAACCCAGCACCTGGAACAAAGCCTCACAGTATGACATGGCCAGTACAGGCGGCAACCTCAGTACCATCTGGCGAAGTTAGTGATTCTGAAAGTACAACCACCCGAGTAACACGGGCGAATTCAGTTGCATCAACAGATGACACTGCCAGTGCTGCTACGGTAGTTCAGACTGCCCCACCCGGCGTGACAAGCCCGCCGCGCGGCCGGTCTGTCACACCTATAGGCACGACTGTGGATTTGAGCCGTGAACCAACGCCATCGCTGGCGGAACGGCTGAAATCACCATTCCGTCACCAACGTGTTAAATCACGCAGTGTGAGTAGTAGTCGTGGTCGTGCAACGAGCGACACTAACATGGGCCAAATGCTGGACCGTGGCGCAAGTGAGTCGAGTGAGATAGCACTGATACGGAAGACGAAGCCAAAGGACGTAGCTGAGCTAGGCGAACATATTGTCACGAGCGACGGGCGAATTGAGCTTATAACGCAATTGGCGGGTAGACGTGACTACAGTGATGTAGTGCGGGACCTGTTACCAGGCGGTGTAGGCACCCCAGACGTTGGTGATTGGACGGGGACGAGCAAGAATGGTGAACAACGTAATATCACAACGCTCATGAATGTGAACAAGTGATTTGGTTCGAAAATACTTGTGTAATTGTATTACAGTTATACGAGGCCGGATAGGCAAGCTAGCAGCAGTTCGGTACTACCGTGGTGTTGCAAACCGCATAAGGTATTAAAGTCATGGGACTTTAATGGCGTCATGAATGTGAACAAGTGATTTGGTTCGAAAATACTTGTGTAATTGTATTACAGTTATACGAGGCCGGATAGGCAAGCTAGCAGCAGTTCGGTACTACCGTGGTGTTGCAAACCGCATAAGGTATTAAAGTCATGGGACTTTAATGGC